GCGAGTAAATGTTTTTATTGAACTGGTGTTGTCGGGTTCATCTTCTGGCTGATGTACAGATACGCGGCATTAAGAATACCTCCTACTGTAAGGTCAAGAACTCCTGAATGTGAATTGACGATGACTGGTATTGCGAACAATGCGACTGCCATAATTGCGTGTAAAATTTTGTTTTGCATATTATTGTTTATTAAATAAGCTATTAAGTTTTGCTCTCGTTTGATTTCCTACAAAACCTGCTACTGGCATTATATTATATTTTTTCTGAAAAGCCAATACAGCATTTAATGTTTTTAAACCAAAATAATTTGTATTATCAGGATAAGTAAATTCTCCATCAAGACGTAAAGCCTCTTGGAGGGCTATAACATCGACCCCACTACATCCTAACCACAAATTATTCGTGAAATTATATTGGAAAGTTGAAGAAAAAATCTCAGTAAACATACACCAGATAAAAGGTAAATATTCCTCTCCAATCCATTGCCAGCCCATATCGCCTGCCGATGTCCCCCAAGAATTTAGGAAACCTAGTTGTTTCTTTCCATTAAACATTCTGACTTTGCCAAAATATAGCCAATGAGACCATGTATCCTCGCCTGATCTAGGAGGTTGAGGCATATTAGAAAGCCAGCTACCATTATTTGACCCGTCAAGACCGCATACAACCCCTTGATTATCCCTTATGGCACAAGCTATCGTTTCTATATCTTTAGGCTGGTAGAAGGCATAATTGCTTGAACGAGATAGGGAAGCGTTTGAGATAGCTAAAGGTGTAATATCCTGTGAAGCCTCCATAAAAGGCTCTGTGCTGTTGCCATTCTGATATGACGGACAAAGTGTTTCAGATGAAACACCTACCACATTGCATCGTTTGCATATATCCTGCGCGCCTGAACCTCCACCATTTACATGGATTGGAGCATAAATAAACTTAGCTGATTCCTCTGTAAATATTTTATAAGCAAAAGCATTGGAAACTTCTGATTTATAAGCTCCCGCCTGACCTCCGCATGAATATGATGACCATTGATTCTTTACTGGAATTTTAAAGTTAGGAATTGTGAGAACTATGGCAAGCTCATTTTCTACGTCATATCCAGTGTTCCAATCCATAGGCTGTGAAGCCATAGCAATATTGTGATAGGAAAAATCCTTTTTTTGAGGAACATATTTTATAGCACCGTGACCATAAGTATTTTCTATCAGTTGAGTGTTCATATTATTTTTTTAAAGTTATGAATAAAGTTACTCCAAATCCTATAATTGCTATCGCCCCAATCATATACCAACGCCACGCCTCAACATTTCGTATTCTATTTTCGTGGTCTGCTTGAACTTCCAGTACCACTTTGTGTTCTTCCGATGTGGTGTATTTATTGTCCAGCTTATCATTTAAGTTATCAATTTTTACTTCAATTCCTTTGACGGTAACAACAAGTCCTGTCAATACGTCATGGTCTGCATCGTGTGAATAATGTTCTACTGGTGCGACTGGGGCTATCGGTGCGACTGGGGCTATCGGTGCGATAGGTGCGACTTTACTGATTTGCTCTATCAAACGTATTAAATCGTCTAATTTTTTTCCTAAAGTTTTATCTGACATATATTTTCTATGTTATTTACAAGCTGTTGATGAATTAGTAATGGTAAATGATGTTGCACCAGCAGCTATGTAGACATATTTTACAGTACCTCCAGCATCATACCAGATTTGACAAGTTCCTTTTGTTTGTCCAACCTTTCCCCACTCCACTGTTGTAGTTGCGTTTGCTGTTGAAGTTGCAACTTGAAGCAAAGCATCGGGAGTAGTTGTTCCGATACCTACGAAACCACCAGTAAATATAGCTGCGAAAGTGCTTGATGCATTTGTTGGAGCTGCGACTTTCAATCCATAACCCGTGAGATTTATACCAGTTAGAGCATACGAATAAATTGCAAAAGTGGCACTCGTATCAAGTTGCGCTCCGTTTGGAGATATTGATGTTTGGTCATTCTGTTCTCCCCCTGTAAATTTTGTTCCGCCAGCAATCGTCATTGCTCCACCATAGGCTTTTGAAATTGAACCGTCTGCGAGAAAGAGTGTTGCTGTTTGACCAGTTCCTTGTTTATTATTATTTATTTTTATGCTTCCAGTTTCAACATCAAGACCATATTGAGGTGATGTAGTGCCAATCCCGACATTGCCAGCATCAAACCAAGAGTTACCTGCTGAACTTATTTTATTTACCAGAGCAGTTGTTTGAGTAGTTGTTGTTCCTCGCGAGTTTCCTGTCGTAGTTGCAAAGACAAAAGTTGTTGTTGTAGTAGAGAAGTAATAAATTTTTTGATTGGTTGTTGTACCATAGTGAATATTATATGAGCCAGCACCTGTTACAGCATAGTTTGAAAGTGTGATGCTTCCAGTGCTTCCAGTTGTTGATGCAAAGACTTGTGATGATGGGGTTGTTGTTCCTACACCATCCGATGCAGATATTTGAAAGAAATATGAACCAGCAGTAAGACTCCCCCCTGATGTTGAAGAAGCAATCGTTGGAGTTGCTGGAATCGACATATTAGTAGCATAATTTCCACCTTGCCAAAGAGTGAGAAGTTGTGAAGGATTATCTGCTCCTGTTGAAGCACCGAATCCAGCTCCTATTCCGATATTATTATTACCGGCATTTGAACCATTCATAACAAGTGTTGTTGCATTGTTCGTTCTATAGGTCGAACCAGTTTGATTCAAAGTGATTGCCAATGCACCTCCATTACTAAAGGTTAAACTCTGGTTTGATGTATCATCAAAACCAGATGCAGACATTCTTGTATAATACTCTCCAAACTGTGTTGATTGCCATGTAGCTTGAATAATATTCCCTGTGCTATTGCTCCCTCCCGCACCTGTTGACCATGTTTCAAGATTTACACCAGTATCAGGGCTTGTTGTTCCTATCGCTACCCGACCATCTCCTTGTACTATCATTGTCGAACCTGTTAGGGTAGCTGTATCAGAAATTGCCCCGCCAATTCCTACATTCAGAGAATTGCTTGAAGCTACTATCTGAGGACTGCTTGCTCCATTTGAAATTATACTTACCGCTTTTCCTGTAGAGCCTTTCAGATAAGAATTATTACCGTCATAGCCTACCGTTGACCTTCCGCCCGCTAAAGAAATGAATGTTGCAGCGTTTGCTCCTGTTCCGACATTGATTGCCTGACCTGTGGTAGCTACTTGAAGAAGTGAATCAGGTGATGATGTACCAATACCTATTTTAAAAACATTAAAAAGTTGTTTTGCGTTCAAATCTACATTTCCTGTTGCATCTGTGTAAGGAACATAAGAAGTAAGTTGACCTGAAGTTGCATAATTTGAAACATTATCATACAAATAAGTGTTACTACCATTTCCAACTAAAAATTGTCCTTGTGTCGGCACACTTGACGTTGCTGTACCTCCCTGAAATATTTGTAATACCGAACTTGCCATTACAGGTGTTGCTACAAATAGAAGTCCTATTAAAATTGATTTTAGAAAATTTTTCATGATATGTATTTATTTATTGGTGGATTATTTGTTGGTGCATTGGTTAATGTTACTGTATTGCCCAATACTGTGTAATCACCATTTAAAATTGATAATGCTTGACCTTCCAGTGAAATAAAAGATGGTGTATTTGTAAAAGTATATATTTTATTTATACTATTGACAACACCAGAAGAAGGATATTCTTCATTCCAAGTTCCAAAAGAACCTGTATGAGCTACTTTTATAGGATTATTGAAAGAACCATCTCCAACTAATGAAGCATCTGTATAAACCTTGAACCCAGCAGAACTCCAAGTCATATGGTCTTTTCCTCCTTTTAAATATTCCCAGTCTTTTAAGTCATAGACAGATAGTTTTTCTTTACCGACTAAGGATTTTAATTTCTCTCTAATTTCCTCTGGTGTAATTATGTTACCGTCTTTTCCTCTTATCGGAGTTGGTATCAAAGGTATTATTATTTCTCTGAGTTCTTCGTTTGTTGGAATTTTGCCATCAAAATAATGCTTTCCTTTTTTTGGAGTAACCTGTTTCTTAATTTCTTCAATAGGAACAATGGCTAATATTTCTTCGGCTGTTGGAGTATCTCCCTTATCTCCCTTTAATCTAGCCAAGTCAATGGCTTCAAGCAGATCAAGTATCTTCTCGTCTGGCGTTGAGATTTTTTCGTATATTTCTTTTAATTTTTCTTTTTTATCTTTTGGCATAGACAATTTTTTTAAGCTTTTCTCTTATTTCCTTTCTTTTTCCTTCTTCTTTTATAGAGTTTGCCTTTGATTCTTCTTCCTGTTTCAATTTCAGTTTTTCTGATGTTAAAATATATCCCCACTTTTCAAGGTCATCTTTACACTTATGATAGTTTGTCTTATCAAAATCGTCCCTCCAAAAAGACTTTGGAACGATTATTTTTCTAAGTAATTCATCGAGTTTTTTCCCTGCACCTTCAACGGTATTGTCCATTTGAGCCGCAGTAAGAACATATCCATCAGCATTGGCTATTTCAAGTCTGTCGTTTCTGAACCTTAGCCCATCAGGATAAACATGTTTCCAGTCTTCTTTTGTAAAATCCTTTTTAAAATTAAGTAAAATACCCTCGGAGTTTGACATTCTAAATGACATCAGATTTTTAATCTCTTCCATTCCTTGTGGTATTCCACCTTCTTCAAATGAAGCAGTAAGTTTAGCTGAATTTACAAAAGGAAAAGGTTTTGTGTAAAGCCAAGAAACTATGCACATTCTGTCGTCATATTTATAGTTCTTATCCTGTTCCCCATCAGCCATAGCTTTTAAAAAGTCATACCATGATGATTTTTGTATCTCTAACTGTGCAGAGGTCGCTGGAACACCCATTCGAGGGGTAAATTCAAGGAAATAAGCACCTTTTTCAGTGATAATGGTATTTATATCAATATCACCCTTAAAATCAATAGACTTTAAAAGTTCTCTGCACTTATCAAGTGTTTCAGCAAAAATCTTTGAGTATTTTGCTTTTATATATCTCATCACGGTATATTGTTCACCTGTTGATTCACCCAAGTTTCCTGGAAAAAGGGCTTTGTGTTCCCAGTTTTCTTCACATATCTCATCACCATCAGAGTCTTTCATAAACTCCTTGCCATTCCAGTATGAACCGCAAGCCATCTCATGCCCTTCTATTTTTCTCTGTAACACAAAGTCTGGTTTCACTCCTTCAATCCAATGTTTCTCTAGTATTTCAAGTGAGTCTAACAAATCTTCTGAATTAGGCATACGAGCAACGAAGTTTAGACCTTTTATCTCATCTATCTTTCCCTGTTGTTTGAGAACCCATTTTCCACCTTTTTCTTTTATAACTTCTCGTATCTTTTCAAATGTATCGCACTCGATCATTTCTGGGACTAATATACCAGACATTCCCGCTATTTTATTAGCCCAAGTTCTGTCCCATTCTAGTTTATCGGTAAGTTTATCTCCACCTATGACACTCAAACCTTTTGCTCTAAGTTCCTTAGTTTCGTCTCGGTTTGACTTGTCTTCATATATAATAAGGTCACATTGAGGTGCAAATTCAAGCCTCTCAGCATAGGGAATACGCTTTATTGTTCCTTTTAGAATGTTAGTGTGTCTTTTGGTTGCTAAATAAACATCGTGTCCTTCGTTTTGAATAACAAGAGCAAGGGAAGGGGCAAGCCACTCGTCTGTGACGATGAGAATTTTCTTCTTGAGTATTTCTTTGTTTTGTGGTATGATGGGCATATGAATGTGATATACTTTATTTTAATTTGTTTTAGTGGTTATCTTATATACGCTGGACTTAAACAAATGATTGAAGCTTTGTTTTATTAAGGTAAAAATTGACCGATACCAGGTACTAAATTCTTTACTCCTTTTTCTATTGCAATACCGCCAGCAACTGTCCCAGCACCTTTTAGGAATTTTCCAGCTTTACTAAGTGAACCAATAGAAGCTTGTATTTTTCCTTTAAGAATTTCAGCAACATCAAATAATTTAGCTTGAGACTTGTTAGCTGTTTTATAGATAGCCGCTTTATCTGCTGGCAAGCTATCAACAATATATTTTTTTACTGCTTGATATGTGGTATCGGCAGCTTTAGATATAGTAGCATCAGATTTTGCATTAGCAGAACGAAAAGACTCAAGCGCATCATCTAAACCTTTAAGAGTTCCGTCTTTAACGTGGCTAAGAAAATCAGCAATCCTCTTATCAGAAAAAGCTGCTTGTTGTTCCTTAGTATAGCCCTCATAAATACTATCGCTCATCTTTCCAATAGCATTTTTTATACCAGAAACAAGAGTATTTTTATTTATAGTTTTATTGACACCATCAAATGCAGTTTTTGATTGTTGCTGTAATTTTCCTAATTCTTTTTGGACATTCTGTATGTTTTCTTCTGGGGTTTTACCAGTTAAAACATCTTTAAACTCACTAGCTAATTTTTTAACTTGGTCAGTCATTTTATATATCTTTTCTTTTAAAATACCGCCCTCTGTTTTTGTCATATCAAATCCTTTATCAGTCAGATATTTTAGTTTTGATTTATCAACAGCACTCAACTCTTTTTCACCTAAAGATAAAGCTTTCTCTGCTGTTGTTTTTGCTTCAGGTAATATTTTTTTAACTGCATCAACACCTTTTTCAATAGTAGGTTTTGCTGCTTCTCCAAGTTTTTCAACTGTACCAATAAGTTTTTCTCCTCCGCTGACAACACTCGGTACAGCTTTTGTTGCAAGTGTTCCTGTTTCCATTCCCTTTGCCGCCTTTCCGTAAGTGCCAAAAGATACTGCATCAAGAGCTGTTCCTGCCGCATTTCCTAAAACTTCACCTGTTGATGGTAACTTCCCTGTAAAATCTTCTTGTTTTGGATTCTCGTTGATATGAGATTGTAAAGCGTTTTTTAATGCTGTTGTATCTTGACCATTTTGTGTTTTTGTTGCTATCGCATCTTGTAACGATTTTGTAATTGAATCATGCTGTGCCAGTGTCTGAGTAAATTGATCTGTATTACTTCCTGCTGTAATAGCAGAAGTTATGTTTTTCCCCAATCCTTGTTCGGCACTGGTAAGAAAGTTTCCTACTCCCTTTGCTGCACTTCCAAGAGTGCCTAAAAGAGAAGTTTTTTGAGGTACTTGTACATTTGTCTTAGGGGCTGGAGCATTCATCTTTATTCCCATTTTTGATGGGTCGAAACTACTAGCGCTGTTACTCGGAACATTATTTGTACCTGGTGGGTTCATCTTTATTCCAAATTTTGATGGGTCAAATGTTGACATATTATTGTTGTGAGTTTATTTCATATCCGTCACTAAATGCTGAATTTAGTTGTTGAGGAGTCATTGTGTTTGGTTCTATTGGGTCAGATACATTGCCTTTTGAATCCGTAAGTGTAATTGTTTTGTTTACAGGATTTTCAGGATTGATTCCAAGTCCATCAATTTTTATATAAGCCTTAGCATTGGTATTTAAAATAGTGTTCTGTTGATTGTTTGCCTCTGTCATCAAAGTTTGAAGAATCTGTTTAGCTTGTGCAATATTTGAATTGGCTGGAAGTAAATCTTGCGAAGATAGTTTATCAGCGACTGTTGTTCCTCCCCCCGCGTTCTTTACTGCCAATAAACTAGAAAGTTCATTTGCTAATGTTTCGTGTTGTGAAAGATACTGGGCGACTGAAGGTGAGCCTGAAGATTGAGCTATATAGTCTAAGAGACCATTAAAAATAGGTTTTGCTGTATTGATATTATTAGCCGTCATATTTTCAAGATTTAATCCAAAATTCTTGCTGATTGTCCCAGTTTGTACATCAAGTTGATTCAATAGATTATTATTTGATGTTATATTTTTATTTTGAGTATCAATAGTATTTTTTGAAGGAAGTTTTAATCCACCTGTCGCTTCTGAATATAAAGTGGCAGCTCGACTTGTAATGGTTGCATTCACAGCGGCAGTTAGTGCACTACGAGAAGCACTCGTTTGGCTTCCTCCTCCTAAGAAATTCATCAAATATGTATAAGCTTCTTTATCAGTTACGCTAGAGTCAGGCTTAAAATCCTTTACATTAGCAAGTAGTCCATATTGTGCAACTGAAAGACCATTAGGGTTTGAAGTATTTGTGTTAGAAGGTGCATCTTTTGGAGCAACTGTTGTATCTCCTTGAGGATTTTGTGATATAGATACAGGTTTGCCGCTAGTATCAAAACCAGAAGTTGCTCCAGGATTCCTCGTCCAATAATTGGTTGCAGCGCCTGTAGCAGGGTCAGTTCCTTTTGCTAATTTATATCCTGACTGACCAAGTTTTGTAGCAACATCTTGTTCCTTTTGTGTGAATTGCTGTTGCTGAACATCTATTTTTTGTTGTGCCTGTGTTATTTTAGCTTGTCCTTGTGCTAGTGTCTGTGATTTATAAAAGTTTGCATCTGATTCTTTTTGTTGTGCTACAGCATCGGAATATGATTTCGCTGCGATATTTTGTTCTCCAACAAGCTGTGTTCTCTGTGCTGTAAGAGTATTTCTTTCTGCAAGAAGAGGAGCATTTTCAGCCAATACGGTTGAACGTAGTTGTGATTCATCTACCACTCCACCTGATCGAGCTATCTCATCTCTCTTGTTAGCCATAGCAGAGTCGATTGATTTATTTATATCAGCTATTTTTGATGTAACATCAACAACTGCTTGTTGAGCTTGAGTATAAGCGTCTTTTGACGTAGAAACTTCAGGGATAATTGGGGGTTTTCCCGAATTGCTTGCATCCGTTCCTGCTGAACCTGCCGCACCAGCAATTGAACCATTTACGGCATTTTGTGTCGATTGGTCTGGCATTTTATCTCCAGGATAATAATCTGATTGTCCAGGAGTTCCTCTTGAAGTACCTGGAACATATTGAATGACGTTACCATGTTCATCTCTTGAAATAGGAGTTCCGTTTGCATCAAAACTATAGTTTGAATTTTGATTTACCCCATTGTTTATAACTGGGGCTGAAACTGTGCCATTTGGGTTCTGTATTGTTCCTCCAGCACTAGATACCGTTCCGCTAATATTTGTTGCTGTAGGGTCTGTTTTACCGCTTTTAAGGACATTTAAAAGAGCAGTATTACCTTCGGCTGTACCAATATTGGTTATTCCATACTTTTGTCCCAATGTTTGCCTATTCTGCATTGAAGGGTCTTCCCCAATTGAAGTTAAATAATCAACTATTGAATTTGGATTTAATTTTGAATAACTATCCTTTAGGTTTGCTATTGTTTGAATAGGTGCTATTTTGAGAGTTGAAAGCTCATAAGGAGTTGCGTCTCTTCCTACTGCATCATTTACTGCTGAATGAATCTGATTGTCTTGAATTGACATATTTATATTGTTATAGTCACAATAGCCCTTATGATAGGTTGCCATGTGCTGTTTACTGTTGCTAATTGTATCATAAGTTGGTCTCCTGTAAAACCCTGAACATCAATCCTTGTTCTTTTTGCTGTTAATTTATTTGTTGGAGTGATTGAACTAAGGCTTGTTGTTGAACTTCCAGCTATAATATCTTCTCCCTGACCATAGATAGTGACATTTATCGCGTCAGTTCCTGAATTAGGTGGCGTATCATAATAAATATCTATTGCTTGAAGATTTTTTACATTTATCCATTGGGATTTATAAAAAATGTTCTGATAATTTGTTCCAGTTAAAGGAAGATAATAAACTGTTGAGTTTCCTGATGGAATATATTGACTTGCAAATATATTGCCATCATATCCTGGAGTTAAAACCTCCATTCTCCTTCCGTAAGAGTGAATAAAATCTAAATTTCCCATTTCATCACTTCCATGAATTAAAAGTGGGTCAGATATATCAGATGTTGTGTTTAAATGGATACCAGGATAGTTCTTAAAATCAAACAATGCACAAGATATAGGTGCATTTCCCCCCAATCCGTCAACTGGTGAATTATATATTTTTGAATATTGAGTAGTTAAGACCTTTCTTAGCGATGTATTTACTAACTGATATAAACATGTTTTTCCATTCGCAACTTTTACTGCAACATATAAAACAGAATCAATAACCTTCATATCAATAAATTGACCTGGAACTTTTATTGAGTACTGATACGTTAGCCCCGTTCCATTCCATAGAAAAATATAGTTTTGTGCATATCCTTCAGAGCCTCCTCCTACTCCCGTTTTGCCTGCGGCAATGGCAAGATACTTGTTATTATAATTCCTCATCTGTAAAATACCCCATCCTGCACCCAAATCAATGCCTGCTGATGGTGGAACAGTAATAGTGAAAGCAGTAACATCTATCTTTTTTATCAAACCCCCTTGAGTAAAAGAAGCACTACCATCCTTTAAAGCAATAAAATCTAAAAATGGTTCTATGATGTGAATGCCAGAATTTGAAGTTATAGAACCAAAATTTGTCCATGAACTACTCGGTAACGTCATTTTAAAAACAGTACTTGTTGGATATGTAACAAATAAATAACCTGCAGATGTTGTTCCACCACCACCAATGGCTAGATAACCTCCCGAATTCGCAACACTACCTCCTGATGGATAACCAAGGTCTGTTATTGATGTGGTGGTAATTCCATATACTTTCGTTGTATCGGTTATTGCATAAGCGCTATATGTTCCTTCTGTACTTGGTATCATATGAACAATGTTCCCATCTAAAATTACCGAAGATGAACCACTCGCAAGAACATAAAAAATCATATCCTGTGTACTATCAACAGTCCACGATGTACCGTTAGTTGAATAACTTGCATTTCCTGCTGCAGTTAGTGATGTACTTGTTCCAATAGTAATATAATTAGTTGCATTTCCTGCTGCAAAATTTATAACTACTACATATTTTGTGTTCGCTGCCAATGTTATCTTGTTCGCTCCAGTAAAAGTAAACTGCATCAAAGTATAACCAGATGAACCAGAACCAAGAGTTGAACCTCCTGAAATAGCTAATCGTGTTCCTGTAGGAGTTCCATTTACCCCATAAGTACCAGTGTGCGCAAATACTTCTGCATAAATTGTTGAACCAGAAATTGATCCGCCATCAGTTACTGAGATATATGCTTGAACACTTCCAAGCGTTGTCATTGTCGTAACTGAAAACGATTGTGCGTAGTTATCAGTACTTCCTAAATATAACTTTACTCCTGCGTTTCGATTTGATTTATCATAACTATCGACAGTAAATGGATTGATATTAAGCCAATCTAGAGAGGCTGATAACGGAGCAATTTGTTCTTCTTGAACACCAGTATCTAAATATGAGATAGGATTAGCACCAGCAATAAGATAGTTCTGATTCTTTTGAGAATATTGAGGAATCTCTGGTGTCATCTTCAAAAAGTTTTCTATTGCTATTTTTTTCATTGTGTTAAAGCATTAACTGCGCTGTCATAATCTCTCCAGTTTTCACCTATTTCTGAGATAAAAATCCTCTCTATACCTGTAGCTGAGCAGTGTTCTTTTCTATAAGGTGCATTAAGGTCATCTCCAGGTTCTACAAAATTGATTTCAGGTTTGTTCATTTCAAAGTTAATGTCAAAAGCTGTTATGTCTTCTTCTTTTATTCCTCTGTCAAGACACAGTGCTTGTTCCCATAGTTCGTGAATAGCAACAGCAAGTTCAAACTTCCAGTTTCCCATTTCTGATACTCGTATCTGCCAAACACCGTATGAATCAATCCAATAATCACCAGAAGTCTGGTATCTTTGCTCGCTATGCGGAATTGTTTGAATGTTTATGTTCATTTTATGACATTGAATTAAATCCAAACGGATAAACCCATCCTCCTGCTAACTCTTGACCTTCCACAATTCCTAATTCATCAGGAATATGTGCAGAAGCATAAGATTTAATTTCAGCCAATCTCTTTGCAAATAAAACTTTTGCCTTTTCACTCGCGTCATCATCTCCAAGTCTTTTGTGTATATCAATCAAAGAACCTTGAACTATTGCATCATGGAAAGACGGAAATATCTTAGGAACATCAGTGTCATTTACGAGTTTATCTTGTGTTGCAATATAATACATTTTAACTCCGTCAGTCACAGGATATTTTGTCACATCAGTAACAAGTGGATTGAGAACAAAATACGTTCCAAACATTACAGCTTTTGGCTGTTCTTCATTAAATGTGTATTCAGGGTCTGTAATTGAATCAGGGTCAATAATATCTACTCTTTGATATTCATTTACCAGTGGAGTTGCTACATTAGCTGGTCGGAATGCTACCCAGATAGATTTAATTTTTTCGTATGCTGGTGCTGTTCCGCTCCCATCAGGAAAACTGTACGAACCATCACCGATAATTAGGTCAGAAGTAGCTTGAGTCATGTAAAAATTCTCATTTACTGCTCTAACCGCTTCCTGTAGTTGACCATAATATTTATTGATAATTCTGTTATAGTCACCTGTTGAAAAAGTATTTGTGTTACATTTACCAAGAAAGTAAATGTCTTGAAGAAGACCTCCAAGTGTCGATGATGTATCATTATATTGAAGCCCTGGGTATGTAGTCATGTTAATTGATTATAAAATAAATAATTGTTGAACTGTCAGTAGCGGACGAGCTAGAGAGAGTAAAACTTCCTGATGTCGTTGTGTATGATATATGTCCGAGTGTCCCTCCTGAAGTTGAACGAGATGTAATTATTAAAGATGTCGTGGTCGCAAGATTATTTGATACTGTTGCTGAACCTGCGCCAAGAGAGACTGTACCGATATAATTATTGTTCCTCAGATAAGTCATTATAGTTGGAGATTGCTCTGTAATCAAGTCGATCGTATCTTGAGTGAGAGGGAAAGTAAGTTGTCCTGAATTTTCAGTTAAAGTATCTATGCTATCTGACTGTTGAGAAAGAGTATCATTTACATCATTTAAAGAACTATCCAAATTATCAGAAAAATCTTGCAGATTACTGTCATTATCATCCAATCTTTGTGTTATTTCGTCTATTTGGTCTTGCATATTATTGTCCGCTATTTTTCTTACTCCAAGTTGTTGAGCTTACAATTTTTTCTTTCCAAGATGAAACATTATTTGATACTGTTTTCCATAAAGTCTTTAAAGGGGTACTAGATTTTGCAATAAATTGTCCTAAATTCATTACATAATGAATACCTGAAAGTGTCGCAGCATAAACTTTTGACATTAGTGTTTGAAATGTTCCAATAGATAGAGTATAGGTTACTCCTGAAAGAAGTGCATGAATTGAACGTACTATTCCAGTATTCCCAAGAGATAAGGCATAAGATACTCCTGAAAGAGTGGCTGTATATGCTGTACCATTCGACATTACAAGTGAACCGCTTGATGTAAATGTATAAATATCTCTACCTCCTGATGAAGTGTGTGAACCTCCTGAAATTGTCCAGCCAGTTAAATCTGTTGTTAAAAATGAAACAATAACGATACCCGCTGAACCATTACCGCCTGTTTGCTGAGCATTTGAACTTCCACCTCCACCTGAACCAGTATTTGCAGTTGCGTTTGTTGCTGCTAATGTCGAACCGTCTGAACCATTACCTCCAATACTCGAACCGCCTGTTCCTTTTGTTCCTGCTAAATAAGCTCCGCCTCCTCCTCCTCCAGCATAGAATAATGCTGAACCTGATATTGAATTTGATGTACCAGTTCCACCATTACCTGCTGTTGTACCACTTCCTGAGACTCCCGCACTCGCTGAACCTCCACCTCCACCTGATGGGAATGGTGTTCCGACAGAAGTATTGCCTCCCGCGTTACCCAATTCACCCCCCGAAGCTGTTGACGAACCTCCTGATGTTCCCGCTCCTCCTGATGACGCTCCTGCACCACCGCCAGAGCCTCCATTAAAGGCAGCGGACGGAGTAGCATTTACTCCACCTCCACCTCCACCTCCATGAGCGGTCAAAGTATCAAAAGTTGAGTTTTGACCGTTTCCTGGGTCAACTGTACCTGAACTATTCCCGCTTCCTCCGTTACCGACGCTTACTGTGTATGTTCCCGATGTCAGTGTGTGTGCTGAATCATACAAATAACCACCAGCGCCTCCACCTCCGTCGCCTCCACCTCCACCTCCAGCAACTACAAGTACTCTGGCATTTATTGACATTTATTTTTTATGAACTAATCTGAATCTGTCCGTTTGTATCTGCTGTAAGAACAAATGTATCACTCGAACCCATATTTACTTCTGAACCGAAATCATACCAACAAACTACTGTGCTTGTTGTTACATCTTTAATACCTATGTATCTCCACTGTGGAACTACACCCGAAGCAGTCATGGTTAGATTTGAGAATATAAGCTTATAAGCACCTGATGTTTGGCTTGAGCTTGATATTGTCAGATAGTTTGGGTTTGAACCTGAAAAGTTCGCATACGATATTTCTCCCGTTGGTGCTGTTGAAGCAGCCGTTGGTGCTGTATCTGTTAAATAGATAGCAAACTGGTCTGTTGACAAATTGTCATCTGTTACAATATGCAGAATCGCTACGTTTATTTTATTTCCTGTTAATGTTGACATATATTTTTTATATTATTGTTATTAAGCACTATTTCTTGCACCTAGTTAAAGATGCAAGATAAGTGTCTAATAACCCATTGTTTTACGAACTGAATTCTGAACTTTTGACATTGATGGTTTTGACTTCGTTAATTTTTTGTCCATTTTTGTCATTAGCTTTCCCTTCATTTTAGCCATACCACCAATTTTTGTTGGTTGAATAGGTTTCAATTTTGTTTGCTGTTGCTGTTGTACCATATTTTTATTTGTAACCCATTGTTTTTCGCAATGAATTTTTAATCTTGCCAATAGATGGCATTTTAGAACTTCCACTGTATGGAGTCCCTGATGGTTTCTTAACTTTCACATCCTTTTTTCCACCCTTTTGAGCAGTCATCTTTCTTGAGTTTTGAGTTTCAGCTAAAGGTGAATTGACTTTACCCATCTGGGTTGATTTATTTTCTTTAATTATGTTGTGTCTTTTAATAGCCATATAATTGTTTTCTGTGGTCTAGTAACTGTTGTTTGAACTTAGGCGAGCAATACGACCATTCTAATGCTCCCAAAAGTCCGTAATCGCGTGTAAAATTCTTTTTTCCTGCATTTTCTGATGGGTCTGCAAGAAAAAGTTTTTCCTTCTGAAAGTCAGATTTCATTCTAACATTCACATTCTTATCCAATAATTTCTTTTTAGTTTCAAAATATTCTTCTTGGATTCTCAATAGGTCTTCAGCCTGTCCTGCTGGAACTTTAACTGTTCCCACATAAAGCTTTCCGTTGATTCTAATTCCTCCGTCTGTCATCTGTCGATCAATATTGATAGTGACCATTTCTTCCGTAGGTTCTTTGGCAAGTTTAACTTCTGGTGTAGGGTTTACCGCCTTGATTTCTTCTGGTTGTTTTTTCATATCAGTTATTTGGTTAGTTTCTTGCTAAGTCTTTCGGCATCTTTCATGGTTTGACCTGCTTTTGCTTTCGTATCCATTTCTGCCTTAAGAGCATCGTCAAGCTTCTTTACCTCTGCTGTTCTTCTTTCTGAAGCATCAACTAGAAGCTGTTTCTCTCCGATTTCTCTTTCCTGAACTGAAATAAACTGCTTATGAATAACTTGGTCTATCAATTTTACCTGTTTTACAACTTCTTCTTCTGAAAGCGTATCGTTATCAGAATGAATTGTTGCCGTAAAGCTAATATTTTCCGAACCAAACTGTCTTAACGCTGAGAACTTGAATTCATTTTTCATATTGTTAGGCGCATATTGTTATATTCGCCAATTAAAAACTAATAATTATTTCCCGACTCTTCTCAAGGGCTATAAAGCCCCTGAAAGAATCGAGAAAATTCAAACTTAAGCTGTCGTTCCCGTAAGTGTAGCTGTGATTTCGTTTCTGACGATTCTGTTGTTGTCCAAAATTGCAGAAGCTCCTTCCCATTTCCAACCTACTGTTGAACGCTGTTCCAATGGGTCTGAAGTATCCTGTACTCCACCTGTGTGGATATAGGTTTTCAAACCTCCTGAGAACTCTGATACCGCATATGCACCTTTACCGTAGCAAAGAGCGCCATATACGTTCACACCTGCTGAACCTGCACCAACATAAACTGGTGACATGGTTGTAGATATGATTCTAGCACCCATCCAATAACCTAATTCACCAGTGAACAAATCACCTCTCTTATCATTTGATGGAGTTGGTGATGAGTAATTGACTGCTGAAATAAAGTTCGTGTCGAGTCTCAAATCATAGATACAATCAGGGTGCGTAACGAGAGCGTAGGCTGAACCGATGATTGGCATAGGTTCAAACTTCTCTACGTTATTTCTTTCCAAAAATCTTACATCTCTTGTAACAAGAGTTGTAGTAAGTTTCTGGGAAACTGTTGCTCGAGTTGTGACAGTACCATCACCATAGATAACGTTTGTTCCTGCTGCAACTACGTTCATAATTGTAGTGTCGATGGTTTCTGATGATTGGATACCCAAAACATCTGAAGCATCTTTAATCAATGAACGGTCATAGAGGAATTCTGCTACATCAGTGATGTAAGTAAAATCTCCGTATTGTGATAAGACTGCTGTGACTGAATTCATTGTCATATTTGAACCTGATGGGCTTACTCCTTCATTCAAAGGTGTAAGAGCAAGTGCAAGTCTGTTAAATCCTCTAAAGATGACAGTTTTGGAATTTGAGCCTTTTGTAACAGGAGAAACTTTCGCTGTTTTGTACCAGAGAAGTTTCATCTTCAAAATGTCAATGAGTTCCTTTGTGACAATCTTCTGTCCAACGTCTATCGCTGAAAAAATTGTTGACATAATCTAATAATAATTAACTAATAATTTAATAATTCTAACTCTTAAAATCCTGTAATTGCGTAATTGTCCTGATATGTTGTCGTGATGCTAGTTGTATCGAGAGCTGTTGTTCCTGGCGTAAATGTTGTTCCATTTGCGACAGTATTCAAGTTAAGGATACTTACTGCACCAATCACACAATCATAAGCGTGTGAAGGCTGTGGTACGTTTCCAAAATTTACCAAGTCTCCTGATGCTGAATAATCAGGGCTTGCAAGCCATGAAAATACTGCGCCAGCACTTGATGAACCAGAAACTGCGATTGAACCAACAAGGGCATATGTTCTACCCATCTGTGGAGCAAGTGTCGTTGCTGGAGCTGTTGCTGTACCGTTTGGAAAAGGAGCTACTAATGTAGCTGTACTCAATGCTGGAGCGGCTGCGGTTGTAATTGATGCAGAGACTCTTCCATTTGCTTTAAAAGAAAAAGTATTTGCATATTTTACCGTTGCACTACCTGCATGGAATATTGCCAAACCTGGTGCAGATAAACACTCGTTTATTGCATAATTGTTATCTTCCATTTTTGTATAATCTTAATTGATAATTAACCTCTTAAAGAGTCTAATTTTGTATATAGGTCATCTTTTGATAGGTCATCTAAGTTGACTTCTCCATTTCTATTAGGAAGGGAAGGAGACGACTCAGTCGGTTTAACTTTATTCATTTGAAGGTCAATTGCTATTTCTCCGATCAGTGATTTTAATGACTGATTGGGGTTTCGCATAAAAGTCTTTTTCAAATCATTTTTATAATCTGAAAGTCCTTCTATCTTATCGTATTTGCTAAATTCTGTTTCAAATTTAACTTCATTATTTTTCTGTTCTATAGGGGCTAGTATAGATGATGTTTCACCTTTAATAACTTCATAGAACTTTTCCAATAACTTACGAGAAGGTTGGTCTTCAACTGCATTTAGAAATTCCTTAACGTCTTTGAATTTAGGAGAGTTATTTCCTTCGTCATTTTCATCGGGGATAATTTTCTCTTCCTTTGGAGTTTCCTCTTTAGGTTTATCCGCAAATTCTTTGACTTTCTCTGCCAAATCTCTAATACGTTTTTGAGCGCGAGGGCTAAGTTTAGATATTTCTTCCTCACTCAATTCCCCAGCCTCTACATCGACTTTAGATTTAGAAGTGTCAATGTCTTTATCTTCTTCAGGTTTTTGGTCGGACGCCACCTTAGATTCCTTTTCTAATGGTTCTGATTCATCGACAGTCTCAAGAGTTTTTCTTAATTCTGCATATAAATCTTCTGAACCTACGTCTTTGTTATCTTTATCCATATAATTATATCAAACTGTATTAAACTTGTAAATGGTTCGTATTTCGCATACCAACCTTACCTGTTTTATTTCCTTATTCAGGTAGTGATTCCTCAATAGTTTTATCAAGAATTTTACTCATACTTTTCGTATCAGCTATCTTTAATAAAGCAATTAGAGTCTGTATTTTAAGGTCATCTTTGACCAGTTCATTTATTCGTATCTGTAGTTCTTCTCTGATTTTTGTATCTAAAATTTTCCATCCCTCAGTTCTTTTCATGCTTTCAATAGCACTAATATTTCCTTTGGCAGAATATATGCTCTCAACAAAATCCCTAAGTTCAGGACTTAAATTTTGTTCTACTCTTATTTTTTCTAAATCTTTAGCCATATTAAATTTTAGGCATAGGTGCTTTAATCGCTTGAGCCACTTCAGCCTGAGCGCCTTTACCTGTAGCTGAAAGTAAAGCTGAAGCGTCAGTCATAGGTTTTTCTCCGCCAACACCTTGCGTTTCTTGAGGATTTTCTTCTCCTTGTGGAATAGTATTATCTGCTTTTGGCTGTTCTTCTTGAGTAAAGAATGATTCTATTTCATCAGGTTCAATATCAAAAGTCTTTGCAACTGAACGTCTTAAAGCTATCTGACCAGGGATTTTGGGGTCATCTTTGAACAAAGTATATAAATCAATCTTTGCTTTCTGTTTAATAGCTTTATTTTGCTGCGAATCCTCTGATGGTTTTGCTTTGGCTACCAATTTAACATCCTCAAAATTCTTTTTCGTAACATCATCGAGTGTAAGATTCTTGTAACCGAAAATCTTTACCTTTCTTGGTTTCGTAAGTTTATTAGCTGTTATATCTGACATGAGCTGACATAATTCTTCAAAAGCTATCGTAGCCTTCTTCTTCATTATGGTTATTTTTGATTCTACCTCGGCATTGAGTTTCGCTTGTTGTGTAACTGATAATTTCTTCACTCCTGACATGTTTGAAGAAAGACCAGAAGCAGCATCCGCAAAACCCTTTATCGTTTGTGACATGGCTAAACCTTGAGAAATTTCAGGAACTTCTTTTACCCAAACCTTATCACCTATTTTTTCTCCTGGCGCACACTGAACACTGGTAACTCCATTTGGTCTTGGCACGATTGAAGATTGTTTGAGACCACTTGAAGATGCAACAAATATCTCTCCAAAATTTCTATAAGTGTTATTATCTATTCCTTGATTGGTTATGACATTGATAGCTAAATTAGGGTCTCTGTATACATCTGCTATTGATGGAGCGAGTATCGCAATGCCTCTTGTAAAAATACCCCAATAAACAAACGATGGTCTGTCTAAACCTATATCTTTAATTGGTTTTGCTCTAAGCAAGTAAATGTCATTAGCAACAGTCAATCCCATGAGTTCTCCGTCAATATAGTTTTCCCAATATGTTATCTCCGCAACTTTTGATCCGAACTGTGTCGTGTTGGAAAGTCCCATATTAGCAAGCCTGATATTCTTTGCTGATGCTTCTGAGCTATTTGATTGCTCTGTTTCATTCGGTATCTTATTCGTTTTAAGTTTAAATATCTCTTCTTGGTCATATTCCATCTTATCAGCTTCTTTTTCAATCTCTTCGATGGTTTTATATATAAATTGCTGTCCCTGGTATAAAGCCTTCTTAGGGTTCTTTGCTATTGGGGAGCGAAGATAAGCGAGTGTATCGACAAGATGAACTTCATTCTTATCATTTCCAGGGATAACTCGATACACTGTTTCACCATATATACCACACTCAATCTTTGAATCTTCCCACAATAAGTCGAAATTGGAATCATCCAAGTCCTCTTTGACAACATGTTTCATTATTTCTCCTGCGTTCTTATCTCCTTCTGGGATAGTATCAAACTCTATATCTGGGACTGCACCTATCTTAGCACTGGCATTCTGTACTCCTTCAAATACTACTGGGATATGTAAATTAGACCTGGTGAGTAAGGTCTTTTGTGTAACACCGTTATAGAGTTCTTCATTCTTAAGCCAGTTGTTTATCTTTACCTGTCTCACCTTAATAGCGTAATCTTTCTCAATGAGATACTGTTTAAGTATCTTTCGCTTATTTTTAATAACATTCGCATATTCAGGAACTTCTTTTGTTGTTTCCGAATCCGTTTGGGGATTTATATTTTCCTTTGTCTTAGATTTTTTAGCCATTTTTTATAATTATACGCTTACTAATTTCTTATGTCAAACAATTAGAACCTGAAAGCAATTTTTGCCAACAAAAAGAGAGAGACTGAACCATATACTATCATCAATCCTATTTTTATATATTGAACTATTGTTTCGTGTTTACTCATACATTTTTTTTCTATCTTCTAAACTCATACCAAACGATTTATAATCTGTTCTTTGTGAAGCCCATCCTCTATCATCATCAGAATACTTTAAACCATCAAAATCCATATCGTTAACCATTTTCTTAAAAGCTTTTCGATACTTTGGTAACACCAATATGATTGATAAATACTTTATTAAGTTGAACTTATTACGCATTCCTGGCAAATCTCTATCTTTAGCCAACTCAATAAGCCTCCAAACTTCCTTTAGAGGCGACTCTGATAACTTTTGCTCATCTGTTTCACTTAAAATATCCTGCAATCTCCAACGATAAGCATTATCATACTCAATGAGATGGCAAAATATATCACTTAATGCAGTTGATGCTTCCATACTTATCCCGATGGACAAAAGAAAACTACGAATTCCAATCTTAAGTTCATACGCAACTGGACTCAAATACTCATCCTCTAGGAAAAGGTGTTCCATTCCTTGTAACGTAACAGTATTAAAACTTCTAATAACCTTCTCTAAATATTTAATCTTTCTTGGTGAGAAAATAAGGTTAAACTTTAATAGTTTCATCCCCTCTAACATCAGCCTCTTTGCTTGATTAAGAAAGAACCAATCCATAGGGTCTGGCATAGTTCCAATAAAAGCATATTTAGACTCGCTCATTATCCAATGAAGACCTTTGTATGGAGGATACTCTATATCTTTTAAATGGTTTGTTGTCTTTTGGGCTGATTTTGCTTCTATTGGGTCAACAACAATATTATCCCTATAAACAAAAGGAAAAGGCTTCGCATAACCATTGACTAACATATAACCTGATTTTGGATATTCCATAGATTTAATTTAAATAGCCTGTTTTTTGGTCAACTTGCATATCGTTTAAAGCTTGTTCATTTCGTGTCAATTCCTTTACTGGAGTAATTACTATTTGTTCTTGATAAGCTTCAGCGTCTAATTCATCATCATTCTTTCCTTTAGGGAATCTGAGCTGTTCTTCTTCTAGTTTATCACATTCTCCAATAATATGAAATATCTTACCAGCTTCATATCGAGGAATCAAACCTCTTATCCTTAATTCTTTATTTACTCCATGATGTTTCAAAGGATATATAACTGGAAACACATTGCGTTTAATCATTTCAAGTCTTAGAAATGGATAGACAGCATCATAATAAGTCGTCTCTTCAATTCCTATTGATTCTGGTTGCTCAATTGACCATAAGTTGAATATCTCATCAATAAGTTTTGCGGAGTTTACTTTTAAACCTTTTGATTTTACATACCAATTATTATCAATATCAACTTTATTGATGCATATACCAGTATAATCAGCACTATCCTTTTCTTTTACTGCTGGGTCGATGGTTATAAAACAATTTGTCCTTTTCTCTCTGACCTCTTGAGCAGAGATGTATTTATACATTGGTCTCTTGAACTCTTGGCTTTCTGCGTTGAGAGGGTTCTGTTGATACAACGATGACCATTCATACGTTCCGACCTCTGAACGTGTCTTTAAGAGGTTTTCTA